TATCGTCTGCGGTGGACGGCTCGCCAAAGACAACTTCTGTGGGAAGTGTGGCGTGCGCACACGGCCGGCCGCCTCGATGTCGCCGCGAGAGGAGAGGCTGGTGGAGGCGGCGAGCATCGCCGTCAAGTACTTCGACGCACTCGACAAGGGCGAGGTGTTCCGTCCGGACGAACCCACCTCCGTCTGGGGGCACCTCAGATCCGCCCTCGCGGACTACGACGACGGAAGTGAACATCCCACAAGGCCTAAAGTCCGCGCCGAATAACACGGGAGATTTCGGCACATGAACAAACTGTTTGCCCTGCTCGTCGCCGTCCTCTGCTTCGTCTCCTGGTCCACCCCGACGATCACGCCAACCGCCCCGCCAGCCCGACCCGTCGTCGTGCCAGGACCGCAGGTGATCGAGGCGGGCCGACCACGCGGAAACGCCGTCCCGGTCTTTGCGCTCGGCGCGGGCGCCGACGTCGCGACCCACGGCCTGAACCGCACCGTCCTGGCCGAGGGCTGGGTCGCCGCCGTCGACACCGTGTTCCTGCCGCGGGTGATCGAGTGGTACGGCCCGCCCGAGAAGAAAACCGGCCCGCCCCGCCGCGTCATCGTCCACCTGCCGTTCGGACGCTCCGAGTTCACCACGCCCGGCGCCGCCGACATGCCCTTCGACGGCCTCCTGCGGCTCAAGGAACGGGTCGAGACCGGGTCCGCCGAACTCGCCAAGGCGGCGGACGCCAACGCCTTTGTGCGGGCCTGGGCCCGCCTGGCGGTCCGCGGCGACGCCGAACTCGAGTTCTACCTCGGCACGGTCGACGCCGGCCACCGCGAGCGATGGGACTCCTATTCGCCGGCCGAGTGGTCCAAGCGGGCCGAGCAGACCCTGGGCGTGTTCCGGCGGATCCAGACCCTCAGCGGCAAGCCGGTGCGCGTGTACCTGGACGCCGGCGGGACTCGCGGGCCCGGCTCCAACTCCTGGGAGATGCGGCTGACGATCCGGCGGATGGACCTCCGCTGCGGGGTCGAGCCGTGGCCGTCGCTGGACGGGCCGCAGTGGGCCGCTGATCCCGACGTCGACGTGCTGATCACTTCGCAGCTGTTCGACCACCGCGGCAAGTGGGCGGTGCCGCGCGAGTCGATCAAGGGCCGGATCACGATCTTGTACACCGGCGGGCGGATCGACGCCGCGGCCGAGGCGCGAATCGACGGCTGGCTGGCCGACGGCTACGACGTCGCCCTGGGCGCGTTCCGCGTCGAAAAGTCGGCTGCCGAATGGGCGGCCGTCGGTGCGAAAGAGGTGGTGGAATGATCGCCGCCGTCCCCATCGTCGACAGCCTCGCGCGCAACTACGGCCCGTATGCGTTCGGGCCGATCGTGGTCCTGGTCCTCATGGCCGCGGCGGCTGCGCTTTACGTGAAAGTCTGGAAGCCCGGCGTCACCGCCGCGATGGAGACCGAAAAGGAACGCACGAAGCAGACGGAGAACCTGCGCTCGTGCGCGGCCGAGAACGCGGAGACCGCGAAAGCGAACACCGAGACGGCCAAGACTCTCGGAGAGTTGCACAAGTCGATCGAGCGCACGCAAGCTATGCAGCTCGAAGCTATCAGGGCGATTGCAAAGACCGGCATCACGTCGCTGGGAGACGATCGTTGAGCGAGACCCGGCTCACGGTGGCGGGGCGGGCGTTCGTGCGCGGGTTTGGCCGAGGCGACCCAAGGCGGGAAGCGATCGCCGCGGCCGTGCTGCTTGACCGCCGGGCCATGCTCAGGAGTAACCGCGAGCTCGGCGCCCTGGCCGGCGTCAGTGCATCGACAGCGTTCCGGTGGAAGCTCGCGGCCCGGGCGGCTCTGGAACGGGCGCGCCGAATCGACGGGCTGGCCAAGACCGAGCTCCTCTCGGGATAGGAAAAACGCGGTGTGGCACGTCCCCCCCCACAATCTCCGGGCCTACTCACCGACGCAGAGTTGTCGGAGCATCTGCTCGTCAGCCGCCGCCAGATCGGGAGCTACGTCCAGGCCGGGATGCCGCACGAGATCGGTCCGCGTGGCAAACGGAGGTTTCGGCTCGACGTCTGCCGGGAGTGGGTGGCACGGAACGCGCCCGAGCCGGTGCGGGGCGGCAAGGCTCCGCACGAGAAGGCGCGGGAGGCTGCGGCGGTCCGGACTCCGCGGCGCTCGCAGACGGAAGTTGACGACGAGATGCGGCGGGTGCGCGGGCTGGTCGATCGGAGCGACCCGGCGGAGATCGCCGCCGCGACGCGGGGCGCGTCGGAGCCCCAGGACGTGCTCAGCCTTGCGGCGGTGCGGGTGTTGCGCGAGGGGCTGCAGGCGGAGCGGGAGGCGATCTCGCTGCGGCAGGAGCGGGGCGAACTGGTTGCGGCGGCGAGCGTGCGGGCTGCGATCATGGGGGCGCTGTCGGCGCTGGCGTTGAAACTGGAGGAGCTTCCGGTGCGGCTGGCGCACGCGGCGGTGGTGGCGGCGGGTGTTCGGCCGGATCTGGAGGGGCACGTTCGCGCGGCGATGGAGCGTGAGATCGGGGACCTGCTGGAGGATCTGGAGCGGCTGGAAATCAGGAGGTGAACGATGACCACCTTCGCCGACGCCTACGAGATCCTCCACGAGTGCTTCCGCGGTGCCTTCCACCGCGAGCCCCAGCTCCCTACCTCCGTCTGGGCCGACCGCCACCGCATCATCACCCTCGGCGACAAGCGCGGCCCGTGGGACACCAACGTCGTCCCCTACTCACGCGAGATCATGGATTGCTTCGGCACGCCGGGCGTGCGGCAGATCACGCTTGAAGCCGCGGCCCAGACGTCCAAGACCGAGATCCTCAACAACATGCTCTTTAAGGCCATCGACCAGCGCCCGGGGTTGGCGATGTGGGTCTACCCGAACGAGAAGGTGGCCCAAAAACAGAACCGCCTGCGGCTGCTCCCCGCCGCCGAGAAGTGCAAGCCCATCGCGCGGCGTTTCAAGGGTGCTTCGGAGGTCAAGGGCACGGGCGGAACGGCTCGCGCCAAGACCGGGCTCCTGCTCACGTTCGACCGCATGTCCGTCTCGTTCGTCGGCTCCAACAGCCCGGCAAACCTCGAAGGTCTGCCGTGCCTCTACGTGTTCGTCGACGAGGTCGACCGCTGCCACCCGGAAACCATGGGGCTCGTGCGCGAGCGCGTCAAGGCGTACCCGTTTTCCCACGTCATCGTCGTCGCCGGGACGCCCGGACTGGAAGGCGAGGGAATCGACGGCGAGTTCCTCCGCGGCGACCGGCGGCGCTATCTGGTGCCGTGCCCGCACTGCGGGGTCTATCACCGGCGTCTGTTCTCGCGCCTCCGCTGGCCCCGCGGCGAGCACCAGAAGCCCCACGAGGCGGACGAGGTGCAGGCCGAGCGGCACGCCTACTACGTGTGCCCCGAGTGCAAACAGGACGTCCTGCCCGAGCACCTCCGCGCCCAGCTTGCCCGGGGCGTCTGGTGTCCCGAGGGCTGCACCGTGGCGGCCGACGGCTCGCTCGTCGGCGACCCGCCCCAGACCGACCACCGCAGTTACCACCTCCCGGGGCTCCTCTCCGGGCTCGTCGCCAACCCCTGCGGGTACGTCGCGCGCAGCTACATCCGGCTCAAAGGCGCGATGGACCAGAACTTCGTCACCCGCGTCTTGGGCGACCCCTACCAGGTCCGAGGCGACGGCCTGGCGCCGGCGTCGCTGCGGAACCTGATCCCGCCCGTGGGCGAACCCGGCTCGTATCTGACGATCAAGCCCATGGGCACCGAGTGGGGGACCGCGCCGGCCGACGTGCTCGCCGTGACCGCCGAGGTCGACGTCCAGCCCCGCCACGCCTGGGCGGCCCTCCGGGGTTGGGGCGAGTACGGCCGCGAGAGCTGGCTCCTCTGGTACGGCAAGATCGATCTGCCGGTCGACGACCGCTGGATCGCGAACCCCGGGGCGATCGACGCGCTGCTCGCCCGCCGGATCCGAACCGCGGACGGGCGGCTGCTCCGCGTGAAGGCCGCGGCGATCGACTCCGGCCACCGGGCGCACGACGTCTACGACTACTGCCGGCCGCACCTGCTGGCCGGGCGGATGGTGTACCCCGTCAAGGGCGCGTCGACATCGCTGACCGAGAGCGGCGGGGCCCCGGTCAAGCACAGCCTCCTCGACGCCTCCAAGTCGCGGGCGGCCCAAGAAGAGCAACTCCGGGCAACGAACCCCAACGCGATTGTGCCGGTCCTCCTGCTGATCGACACCGGGTACTACAAGTCGTCGATCTTCGGCAAGCTCGGCGGCGTCCCCGATCTCGAGGAAGAAGCGGGGGCGAGTGTCGCCACCCCGACGTGGCACCTGCCGTCCGACGTCTCGGACGACTACCTCGCGCAGATCACGGCCGAGCGGCAGGTCCGAATCAAGGTGAAGTCGCGGCGGTTCGGAACGAAGGTCGAGGTCGTCTGGCAGCTCAAGGCCGGGCAGACGGACAACCACTACGGCGACGGCGCGGTCTACGGCGCCGGGCTGGGCGAGTACCTGAACGTCCGGGCGCTCCGGCGGGCGGCGTCAGCGGCGGCCGAACCTGCCCCGGCGCAGCCTGTCGCTCCGGTCGATTCGAGGCCCGCGTCGACGGCGCTGCAGCGGGCCCGCCAAAACCCCTCAGCCTACCTGCAGCGTGCCCGCGAAAAGCTCTCCGGCGGGAGTGGTCTAGTTCCTTGACCACAAAGGATTTCCGAGCGTTTGACCCGCGCCGATTCTGAGCGCGGCCGTTTCACCAGATGGAGCGCTCCTGCTCAAGGGGTAGAGAGGTGCACAGACAGCACCGCCTCACGGAGAGCGCCATGGCGAAGCCCAAGCCCGCGAAGGATTTCGAGACCTCACCCCTCGCGGATCAGGACATGGGGTCGGCGTCGGACCCTCCGCCGTCCTCCTCGGAGACGCCGGCCGCTGCCCACGCCGGTACGCCGACGCACGACCCCAATTCAACCGACGGGCGCATCGAGTCGGCGCAGAGGGAACTCGCGCAATGCCGAGCGGAGATTGCCCGCCTGGGCGACGTGCGGAAGCCCGTGACCGACGCGGTCGCGATCTACACCAAGCTCTCGGCGGAGAAGCCGAAGCGGATCAAGGCGATCGAGGACGAGTGCGGCCGGGCGCTGCAGGCGGTGCGCGAGGCCGAGAAGCTGATCGCCGAGACGCTTGCCTACCGCGACACGCTCAACCTCAAGATCGGGCAGATCGAGAAGACGATCGCGAGCCTCGAAAAGGCCAAGGGCGACGAGCTCAAGGCCCGGTCCGCGACGCTCCCCGCGCACCTGATCGGCGTCTAACCCGTGGCGTACACCTACCACGACTGGCAGCAGCAGACGGACCCCGCGGCGCGGCTGACCCGGCTGCGTCAGCACCTCGCGGAAGTGTCGGCGCTGATCAGTGCGTCGATTTCTGCGAACGGGTCCAGCCGGTCGGCGTCCGACCTCCGCCAGTATTGGAAAGACCTGACCGAGGAAGAGAAGTCGCTCATCGCCGAGTACGGCCTTGACGGCGCGACGCCCGCGGTGCGCGTCGGCGTCGTCCGGGTCGGCCGGATCTCGCAGTAAGCCATGCCCTCCCCCGTTCCCACGCTCGAGACCTCGCACCGGAGGATTGCCGCCGCACGCGCAGACGCTCTCGCGTCGGCCGCGGGTCTTCTGCGGAACTTCACCGACTCGTTCGAGTCGGGCCGGCGCACGCGGCTCAACTCGCGGCCGTTCCCCCAGGGAGGAAGCTCCGACGCTCACCTCGACTGGACCACGCGGAAAAACCAGCGGAACGCCTGCCAGGCCCTGCTCCGCAACTCGACGGTCGCGCGGGCGCTGGTGCAGCGGCTCTGCGATCTGGTCATCGGCGACGGGTTCTCGTGCCAGGCGTTGACGAAGAACACCGAGTGGAACGCCGAGGCCGAGCGCCTCTGGTCGGAGTGGGCGGTCAACCACGCGGACGTGCGCGGCATGCGCTCGCTCTGGCAGATCGTGCACGACGTGATGAAGGCGCTGCACACCGACGGCGACATGCTCGTTGTCAAGGTCGCGCCCGACAACAACGACGAGCAGCCGTGCGTGCAACTCATCGAATCCGAACGGATCGGGTCGATGATTCCGACTTCCCGGGCGCGTGCGAAGAAGTCCGAGACGGTCTTCGACGGCGTCCAGATGGACGAGTACGGGCGGCCCGTCAAGTTCCACCTGGCGGACTGGACGACCACCGGCGGAACTCCGACGGCGCGCGAGACGCGGACGATCGACGCGGCGGACGTGCTGTTTCTCGTCAACCCGCGCGGCGTGCTCGTCAACAACACGCGGGGGGAGCCAGGGCTGCAGGCCGTTCTCGACCCGATCGAGCGGCTCGACGAGTACATCGAATCGGTGGCGATCGCGGCCCGCATCGCGACCCTGCTGTCGTTGATCATCAAGACCGACAACCCGGCGGCGACGCAGTCCGCACTCGCCGAACAGGCCGAGTCCGTGACGGGCAACGTGCCGACCGCGACCGATCCTGCCGAGGCGTTCCTCGCGCCTGGGAGTTTCTTCTCGCTCAAGCGCGGCGAGTCCGTCGAGCAGGTGAAGCCCGAGCAGCCGACCACCAACCACCAGCAGTTCGTGCTGCTCCAGATCCAGCTCATCGCGGCGGACCTGGGTCTCCCGATGATCCTGTCGCACCTCGACTTTTCGGCCGTGAACTTTCACAGCGCGAAGTCGGCCATCAACGTGGCGTATCGGGGGTTCGAGACGTGGCAGCGGTTCCTCGCGGACCGGCTGCTCGTCCCGCTCTACCGCTGGCGGATGCGTCTTGCGATCGAACGGGGGGAGATTGCCGACAACGACGAGTTCGACCGCGTCGAGATGATCGGCCCGCCGCCTCCGTCGATCGACCTGGAGAAGGAAGTCCAGGGGCACAAGGCCGCGGTCGAAGCGAACTTCATGACGCAGAAGCACGCGATCTCCCGGCTGACCGGGCTGGACCGCGACGCGGTGTTCGCCGAGCGGTCTTACGAGAAGTCAGAGGAGCGTCGTTTGAGCATCGTCCCGCCCTCGACGCCCGGCAGCATGACTCCCACGCCGGCCGCGCCGACGCCTGCACCAGCGATCGAGTAACACCATGGCCATCCGCAACTTCATGGGTGGGTACGGGCCGTCCGTTCCGCCGCTCCCGCTCGTCGTGCAGTCGGGGCTCGCGATCCTGCGCATCGACGGCCCGATGATGATGGGCTGGGGCTGGCAGGACCCCGAGTGCGTGGCCGCGACGATCGACAAGGCTGCGACCGATCAGTCGATCAAGACGCTGCTCCTCGACATGAACTGCCCCGGAGGTTCGGCGTTCGGCACGGCGGACCTGGAAGGGGCGGCGAAGCGGTACAAGGCCAGCGGCAAGCGGCTGTGCGCTATCGCGCACGACCAGCTCTGCAGTTCCGCGTACTGGCTCGGCTCGTACGCCGACGAGATCGTCGCGACGCACTCGGCAATGGTCGGGTCCATCGGCACGATCATGACCCTTTACGACGACTCGCAGCGGTTCGCCACCGAGGGGGTCCGGCCGGTCGTCATCGAGCTTCCGGGCACGATGAAGCGGATGGGGCTTCCGGGCGTTCCGATCACGGCGGAACACGAGGCCCGGACGCGGGCGACGCTGGCGATCCACAATGCGACGTTCCGCAACGCCGTGGCAATGAACCGTGGAATCGCGCCGGAGTCGATCGACGCCATGGGCGGCGCGGCGTTCATCGCCGCCGAGGCGCTTCAGAACAAACTGATCGACCGCGTCGTCGACTACCGCGAGTATGTCGCGGAGCTCATGAACCAATCGAACAACGGGCCGGCTTCGGTGTCGGCCGAAAACGCCGCGAATGTCGCGGCCCCGGAGAACCAGACCATGCCCGAGACCAAGCCCCCGTCCAACCCGCAGGCCGTGAACATGACCGAAGAGGAGATGCGCCAGAAGTTCCCCGACATCGTCGCCGGCATCGAGGCCAAGGCGAAGGCGTCGGTCAATTCCGAGGCGCCGGCCGAGCCCGCGGCCGAGTCCGAGGAGGAGCCCGCCATGCCGCCCGAGAACCGCACCCAGGCCCCGGCCGCCCAGAACGCGGCGACGCTGGCCGAGCTCAAGGCCATCGCCCCGAACGACCTGCAGTTTGCGGTCGACTGCTACGAGGCCGGGATGACCGTCGCGCAGGCGAAGCTCATCTACAGCCGCACGGCCAAGCCGGAGAACAAAGCGGCCACCCCCGCCCCCGGCCGCGGCGTGTCCCGCCCGGTCGCTCCCCGCCAGCCGAGCAACGAGGGCCCGGGCTCGTGGGAGGACGCGGTGCAGCATGTCATGACGCGCGACCGCTGCAAGCGCGGTAAGGCGATCACCACGGCGGCCCACGAGTTCCGCGACCTGCACGCCGCGTACGTCGAGAACCAGCGTCGGCCGGAAAACCAGGTCGTGCTCATGGAGCAGAACGCGCGGTCGACGCGCGTGACCGCGGCCGACGCCAACGTCTGAACCCCGCCACGTAGGCACCAGAGACAAGCAACCAACCACGCAACTCCCCAACCGGAGAAGGAATCATGTCGCAGTTTGCTTCCGCAATCGTTCAACTGACCGCCGGTGAGGCGCTCGAGGCGAACCGCCGCGTGCGCCTCAACTCGTCGGCCGCGCTCGTTTACGCCGACGCCGGCGAGCGCTGCATCGGCGTCACCCAGGCCGCCGCCGCCAACGGCGCGACCGTCGCGGTCAAGCTCTGGGGACAGGGCGGCACGCAGGCGGTCGTCGCGACCGGCGCCATCGCCGCCGGCGCGCCGGTCTACGGCACGGCCGACGGCAAGGTCGACGACGCCATCGGCTCGGGGATGCAGATCGGCGTCTGCAAGGCCGCGGTCGGAGCCGGCGGCCACGCCGAGATCGTGCCGTACGCCGCGGGCCAGTCGGACATCTTCACCGTGGGCCTCATGCACCAGGCTCCCGGCGCGGCCATCACGCGGCACGTCGCGGACCGCCCGTGCTTCCTGCTCAGCCTGAACAAGCGGGTCGACGTCGTCGGCTCGGACGGCGGCGCCGTGACCTCCGCGTTCTGGAAGGCCCCCTCCGGCACGGCTCCCGCGTCCGGAACGGCGCAGCTCGCGTCGGGCTCGTTCAACCTCAAGGGCACGGCCAACACGAACCAGGCACTCACGCTCTCGACGACCGCCTCGGACCGCACGTACGCGACGGGCGACGCGCTGGTCGAGGTGTTCACCGGCACGACGGCCGCGGCGGTCGGCGGCGGCACCGCCGTCTTCGCCATCCTCGACTGACGCGCGTTCGACGTCATCACCTTTCACCCAGTCACCACCCACCCCACCACGGGAGAAGTAACCAATGCCCCCTGTTCTTCGCTCATCCGCCGTCACTGTCCGCCCCGACCTGGGCGACGCCATCGTCGAGGCGACCGTCGACGAGTCCGGACTGATCGGGCACCAGGTGCTCCCGTTCCATCCGGTGGAGAACCGCGCCAACGAGTTCAAGATCCTGACGCGGGAGGCCCGGCTCCAGCAGCCGGACCCGGCGTACTCCGGGCACGGCGCGTCGATCCGCGTCCGGTCCGAGGTCGACGCCGATACGTACTCCTGCGTTCCGTACTCGCTCGAGCACGAGCTCGGCGACATGGACCGCATGGATTTTTCGGGCTCGTACGACATCGAGACCGAGGCGGCCGAACTGCCGGTGCGGATCAACCTGCTCCGGTTCGAGCGGCGCGTCTCGGCGAAGGTGTTCAACACGACGACCTTCCCGCTCTCGGGGACGACCGGCCTCGACACCGCGGTGACGTGGCCGACGATCGCGTCGTCCACGCCGATCACGGACGTCAGCACGGCGAAGGCGAACCTGCTGTCCAAGAACGGCGTGCTGCCGGACATGATGATCACCACCTGGCAGAACTACCAGTACCTCTGCCAGTCGGCGCAGGTCGCGGACCGGCTGAAGTACGACGGCAGCTACAAGGACGCCGACGTTCCGGTCGAAGCGCTCGCGCGGGTGCTCGGGCTGCAGAAGATCCTGATTGCGGGCGCGTTCTACAACGCGAACGCGCTGGGCGAGGCGGCGTCGATCAACCCCTGCTGGTCCAACAGCTACGCCATGGTGTGCTACTCGACGCCGTCGGACGCTCGCGGCTACGCGACTGGCCCGATGCGGACGCGGCCCCAGATCGGCCGCACGTTCCTGTGGGAGAAGTTCGGCGTGCCGCGTGAGGTGTACGAGTACCGCGAGGACAACAACGCGCAGGACGTCTACCGCAGCCGCATCTGCACCGACGAGAAGATCTTCGGCGGGAGCGACTTCGGCTTCCTGCTCAAGGTCGACTGATCGCGAGACCAATCTCTGTTCGGGGCCTCGGTTCGTCGGGGCCCTGATTGCTTTTCAAGGGGCACGACATGGCGGTCGGAGATCCTGTCTACGCCGGTCCGGAGTTCCTCGGCCGCGGATTCGTCGCGCTCGGCGCGAGCGCGTCGCCGTGGACCACCGTCATCACCGCGGCGGGCGTGGCGACGGCCGACAATTCCGGAACGGTCACGAACCCGGCGTTGCAC